CCGTGTATTAAAGCTCTCGGTCGCGAAACCGGCGGGTAGAACCCGTTTGTCTAGCCGTGGCGCAGTCCCGCCCCATTTGTCGTAGGTCAGTTTCATCAGTTATCCCAGTAAGAGGTGGCGTGGGGCTGGGATAGTCTAATTATATTATAACTTTCGACGTTATTCCATTAATCTTCGCCGTTGTTGTCGAACATTGTCCATTTATCCGGTGTGTACAGGTGTACTTTGCCGTAGAGTGGTACAACCGTCTTAAACGCCTGCCCGTATTTCTCGTCAGCGAGCTGGCTGCCGGCTTTATACACCACCGCAACCGACGGTGTTGCAGACAGCCACCACGGTGTGCCGTACTCGGTCGCGTTAGCGGCGTTATTGACAATGTCCCTAACACCGAGCAAGCCTGATTTCTGGACTACGTCCCAGGCGAGGGTGCCTAGGTCCTTATCGAATGGATTACCTTTGTCAATGTCACCGTCACGGAACCACTCACGCAGCCAGATAGAGGCGAGCGCCAACGGTAGGCTGAATAGTGCGGTCATAAAGACTGGCTCCAGTATATGCGGTACTTTAGCGAGCCCGGTTTTTTCACCGAAGCGCGCTTTTACCTCCTGCCACTGCCCGCGAAGAATGGTGTGGTGGTATGCGTAGGCAAACCGTTTGAGGTTTGTCAGTAACATAAACCACGGATTCGAGGCGATAAGTGGGTCAGAAATCTCGCTCGGGTCGAGTGTGTATAGGTCAACATACTCGGTGATAGCGTTACGGAGTTTATTCACTGCTTCTTGTTGTTGAGGGGTAGCACGCTCCGTGAATGCGTCGTCGAACATGGTATTTACATCTTTGCCGCCTAAGAATTCGAACGCAGTATCAATCTCCTGTTGAGTAATACCGAATATTTTTAAGTGACGGTCGCGGCTGACTTTATTGATTTTCCCGTTACGGAAGTCCTCGATAGCTGCCGCAGTCGCCATGATGCGGGACAGTTTTGTCGTCGCGTGCATCGCATTCAGATGGAAGTATTTGTCCACCGTCCAGTTGAGCGCGCCCTCTGTGCGGTTTCGGCCAGAGAAGATGCCCTCGATATTGTTGCTAATTACACCATACTGAATCACGCCAAGCATGTGTGCCATTTCAACGGCTTCTTCGCGACTTTTGCCGGAGAAGATAAATTTGCCGAGTGTGCGTAGTGCTGTGCCGGTGTCACCGGTCATAATTAGAGGTACTGCGCTATCCATAATATTTAATAGCCCTGCAAGATGGAGCACAGCCATATTACCGACCGCATTAATTGTCCCCATAGTCTTGCGTACCGGTTGAGGCATTTTAAAGCCGTATGTGCCATTGATTGCTCGCAGCGCAGCTGACACGGTGTATGCGTCAGTGTCGTTCATCCGCTGTACATAGTGGTTAAGTTTAGCCATCGGCATGAATACCGCATGTCCATTGTCATCACGTAAGAGCTTGCCGTCACGCCCGCGGAGGTGGGCACCGAACGCTTGGCGCATAGACATAGTCTTAGCGAGGTTATGGATATAAGCGTTAATCACGCTTACACCGTTATGGTCGAGGAACTTCTCAAGTCGCGCTCGGTGAGTGTCGTTAGATAGCACTGACTGCCAGCGAACGGCGCGATTGTCAGTAGCGTCACTACCTTCAATAGCCGCATTCACAAGCCCGGTTACGTCATCCTCAACATAACCAAGTTCACGCAAGATTGCCCGGACCTCATGAACGTTTTCACTGACCTTGTTCGGGTCTAAGCGGTACGGAACGCGGTCAACCTCGAGGTCACGTACACCGTAAGCGTTGATGTTATTAGGGTCAATGTCCTTTATAAACATCTCGTGGACATTCTTGAGCCACTGTCTCACATTACGGGCGTTTTCACTGTCAACACCAGCAATTAGGTCTTTATAACCTTTAGTTATATTCTTTGACTTACTCCCGTCGTAGAGGTCGCCCATAACACGCTTACCTTGTGCGTTACGGGTATATCGGCGCATGAGGTTCACATACGCAGGCTTATTACCGTCGCCTACAGCTTGGAACATGGCCGCTACTTCCGGCGAGATACTATTGAGGCGCCCCCACGTTGGGCGTAACGCGTGGAGTGTTTCACGGATAGCTCGCCCGATTAGTTTAGGGTTGACTTTCATCTTGCCGAGTAAGTTCTCATTAACCTCTCTCAAATGCTCGTGCATAGCCTCGCGTTCGCCGGCGAGTTTATCGAGAAACGCCTTCTGCGCCGAGGTATTGATTTTCTGTTTACGCCCGGTTAGGAGTTCAAAATCCTTAAGTAGGCTATTGAGTGTGTCAACGACTTTCTGCCCCAGACGTTTAAAACGCATATAGATGTTACCGAGGATATGTTTGCTCTGCTCATTGACTTCGACCTTTTTACCGATTAACGGCTCGATAAAGTGTTGGGCGTAGCTGTCGGCAAAACCCTCGATAGCGGCTTTGTCACCGTCCAACACCCCGGCGTAGAGGTTATCAATCACCTCACGGGTGTCGTTCGGTAATGTGCCTTTATCAAACGCGTTTAAGTATGGGTCGAGCATCACATGCCCTAGCTCATGGCCAAGTGATAATAGCCATTCATGGGCGTTCTTCGACGTAAGCATCGGAAGATGAATATTATATTCACCGTTGACAGTCTCAACTCGAACGCTATCAATGTCACTGCCTTGGATAATGTTCACCCGCTCTTTGATACCGGTAGCAGTCACGAGTTCATGTACAGTACGGTAGTTACGTGCACGGAGTCCTTTCGGGTCTGCGGCACCTACGTCAAGCGGGCGCATTTCTTTGCCGTAGAACTTGATTCGCGGGTTATCGTCGAAGTAATTGATTGTGTCGCCTTTTGCCGGCTTCACGACTGGTTGTGCTGTTTGCGGGGTATAAGAGACAGCACCTTGTGCTACTTTTGCGATACGTTCATGGAGCGGCGGCAACTCACCGACACCGAATAGCTGTGCATAGGCGAAGTCGAGGTTATCGAGGCCGCCCTCAAAACCTTTGAGTCCGAGCCCACCCTCACCGTTCACCATGTCTTTGACGTCGATAGCAAGTACACGGGAGTGGGTCTCGATTGGGAGGCCGGAACGTTCACCATAGTGTAGTGCCAACCAGCCTTCGTATTTGTCGCCTAACATCGATGCACGTTCAGTGTCGGCGCTATCGAGCGAGTGCTCTGCGACCTTCTTACCTCTATTGAACTCGGTCACAGTGACATTATCACCGTTAGTGGAGTACACGATAAAGTTCTTCGCACCGTTCATGTTCTCGACGAATACACGGCGAGTGTCGCGGGAGAGTTTTTTATTAGTCTGCTCCTCGACAAACGCAATGTCATTGTCACGAACCGTAGAGTCAAACTCGTATTGGATATTATCCTCACGGGTATAGGTCACGGTTTCGAGACCTTCACCTTCCAACGTCTCGATGCCATTATCAACAATAAACGCGCGCTCAGTGCGCTCATTTGTGGATTTTGTGCCGAACATCTCGTCAATCTTTTCGAGCGCGTAGTGTCGCTCGGTTAGTTTACGTTGGATAGCGGCTAGGCGATAGTAGCTACGGGTAAGCCCCGTTGTCAGTGCACGGACACGTTTTGAGAATTCTTTACTCAATCCGGCACGGACCCCAGCCTCTGGATTCCGTTTGTTACGTAGGTCAGCCGATACCCATGCGGAGATACGTTTCAGGGTCTTGATTGAGTTGTCGATTGTTCTCTTAGCGGCGTCGTAGTCGAGGTCTTTGGTGTTTCTACCGGAGTAGTCGTCATTGCTCATAACGTCGACTGCCTCAAGGAAATCAGAGATAAAGTCGTTCCATGGGTCTTTACCACCAACAACGTCTTTAAGCTGATATTCGGGGCTCGCTTTCATCTCACTTTCGAGGGTAAACGCGCCTTCATCCAACGACATTACATCTTGGAGTAGGGTATCCATCTGTTCGCGCTCGATGCGGTAGCTGACCTCGTTCTTTTCCGCGCGGTGTGGGATTGGCCACAGAATCGGGTTGTTTTTACGGTAGCGGTCACGGCCCTCGGGAGTATATCGCTCGATAACCTCGTGCATCTGACCGACAGCCGCTTTACGTAGCTCATTAAGTTGGGTGTACCCACTTGCGGCGTTCTGTATACTAACCATATCCTCGACAATACCGCGGTAGTCGGCCACAGTCACCTCACGGCTACCGGAACGATACAGTACCTGTTCAGGTTTCATCTCATTGAATGCTTGGGTGACATTCTCCAAGCGATAGCCGTGGCTGTCTTCCAACGTCTCGAGACGTGCGACCGCTTCCTGTACAGCGGATACAAACGCGTGCGCAGGTGTGAGGTTCTCGCCCTTGTTCTCCTCCATAATGGCGGCCACAAGGCGGGGCAAGTTCACGCGGCGGACGTTACCGCGCGAGGTTGACACTTCAAGTACATCTGTCGTTTTTGTGTCGGAGCGGACCGCAGCGTGACGGTTGACAAACCTCACGTTGTTGTCGACCTCGGCGCTGTTCATAATACCAAGCTCGGTCAAACGGGTAATGACGTCTTCCGGCAACGCATTACTCATGTCCTCTTTTTCGAGCACAGACATGGCGTGATTAATAGTTTCTTTGCTCACACGTTTTGTGTTGAGGTCGGCCAGTACATCTCGTAAGTACATGGAGAGAGGTCCGTTCTCTGTGTTCTCGTCAAGTACTTGCGCTGCGGTTACTGCGGCAATATCGGGCTTAGCGCCACTGTCGATGCCATTAATGTAGCTTTCAACTGCGACATTAATGTCTTTAAGCGCAGCTTCAATGCGGGAGCGTTCGACACCGAACTGGGCTGCCAGCCCGTCAAGTTGGGCTTCAGTAGGCTTAGCGGCTTCAAGTACGCGGTCAGCGAGCGCGAAGATGTTATCGTTGCCGGTCTTCTTGGCGATAGACCCGAGGTTGTACATTGTCGCTTTCGCGTCAACCATGTTGCGTACGACGGATGTAAAATCCCGTTTTTGTTGGCTTTCCGCCGCCTCAATCATCGGTTGTAGACCATCTTTCAGGGCAGCTTTAATGAGGTGGAACGGGGGCTCTTTGCCCTCGCGCTCGGAGATAACCCACTTAAACTTATCCGGGAACTGTGCGACCAGACCATCGTACATTTTACGGATTTCGCGTTTGTGTTCGGCGTTATTGTGGACTAGCTCGCCTTTATCGTTTAGCCAGCCGGCCTCGGTCGCGCCGAGTAACGCCTCGAGCTGTCTCGGGTTACGAGGGTCGATCCCGTCATTGGCGCTCTCGACCGTAGATACCTGAGTCTCACCGCTGTCATCTTCCACTGACTCAAACGCTTTGCTTTCAACACGGGTCTCACCGCGCTGGGCGGCATACACCGCGCGACGCACATAGTCGCTGAGGTCTTTCTCAGCTTTGGCGTCGAGTACCTCTTTTGTCGGTTGTGGGCGTTCGGAAACGGGCTCTTTTACTAGCTGTTTCTGCTGCTTCGGCGCATGTAATACTTTTGCTGCGCGAGCGCTATCACCATATTTATCACTCTCACTGAATACTTGCGATTGTCCGATGAGGTAGGTTGCTGCCAAGCGGTCGTAGACCTGCTCAGGGGTGTGGGTTCCATCGCCGTAGTCTTTAGCGAATTCTTCCAGCGTGGTCTTATCAGTTGTCAATAGTTGGGTGACAATGTCGGCGTTGCGAAAACCGATATTGGTGCGGTCTTTGACGATACGCTGGATTGTTGCTTTATCATTACGGCCGATAGCTGCACGCAGCGCGCGCACGATGCTGTCTGCACCTTCGTGGCGATTGTTGATGTCGCGCACGACAGTGTCATAGGCCGCATGTTTAGCCTTAGCAAAGTCCACGGTCTTGCGTGTATTCTCAATACGATAAGTCTGCTCGTATGTGTTGAGCTTCTTGAGCTCGCCATCAAGCCGTTTTGCCTCTGTGTTCTGGTTGGCGGCTTTTGCCTCTTGAATCTTACCGTGCAACTGTTCGCGGGCCTTGTTGAATGCGCCTTGCACCAAGTCAGGTACATTTGGGTCGCGGGCGTATTGGTCGACGTATGCTCCACGGTTGTGTGGGTTTTGCATAAGCGCTTCTTTAGAGGCGTACCCGCCGGTCATATAGTCTTTGAGCGCGGTACGAACTTCTTGTGGTACGTTCTGGTCATCGGCCAAGGTCGCGTCAATCAGCGGGCGGAGATTAACGCCGGTATAGTTAGTCTTGCTGTTAACCGGTTCTTTGGTCGCTACCTCTACAGGTTTAGTTTCGACTTCCTCAACGACCTCTGCGGGTTTAGTTTCGACTTCCCCAACGGCCTCTGCAGGTTTAGCCTCAACTTCCCCAACGACCTCTGCAGGTTTAGCCTCAACTTCCCCAACGACCTCTGCAGGTTTAGCCTCAACTTCTCCAACGACCTCTGCGGGTTTAGTTTCGACTTCCTTTACAGACTCTACAGGTTTAGTCTCGACTGCAGGGTCGTTCACGTGGGTAGGTGAACCTTTCTCAGGCTCGATGTTCTCGGCGGTTGGGTCATAAGTCACTGTTGCGCCTTTAGTTACTTCGCCGAGGTCGTTAACTACGTTACCTGACGCGTCATCGGGCGCGGTGTCAGATAGGCGACCATCTTGGTTCTGTTTCCGTAACGCAACACCCTCACGTACAGTGCGTCCCGCCCCGGTTAGTGCGCCACCGACCATACCGCCGGCGACAAATGATTCGGCCATGCGGTCAGTGAGTGAGCCGAGTTTAGATGTGTCACCACCGGCAGCACGAATACCGACCTCTTTCACACCTTCTTGCATAGCCTCAGTTGTGCCTTCAGTTACAAAACCTTTAGCAGCTGCTTTAGCAATCTCCTTGCCTGCACCCAGATAGCCGGCAACCTCCATTGCAGCACGCTTTTTGACCCCGAGACCGCCCATAACAGCAGAGCCCATCTTACCGAAGCTGAACGCGTCCAGGGCGCCCATGCCGGCACCGGTAATAAGTGAGGCAACACCATAGTCCTTAACGCCAGCCTCTTTCATATCACCGGCGAGCTCTCCACTACTCATAGCCGAGGAGGCGAGCCAGGTTCCGGCGAAAGCACCGGGGATTGTTCCCACGCCACCGGTAGTTGCAGCGCCAATACCGGCGCCGACCGCTGCTGCTGCTGCGGTTCCCGCGAGCTGTGCGGCGGTCTCAGATACACGTTCAATGGCGTAGGTTACAGCGGTACCAACTCCGTCGATGTCCTTATATGAACTTGTTTCCGGCTGGTTGCGCTCAAGTTGGTATTTGTTAGCGGCCATACCTTCTTCGCCCCACTTCTGTAGGTCGTCGTTGCCGATAGCATTCGCCATCGCCGCCGCAGTGCCGTACAGCATCATTTGGGTTTGGTCAACACCGCGGGCGAGGGAATTTGTCAAAACGTTCCCGTCACGTTTTTGACTAGGGGCATGAGAGCCGACACGGATACCTTGTAGGCGGCCGCTTTTATCGGCAGTGTTTAGGTTACGAGTCAGTTGGCCGATGTTGCGGACATTCTCGTCACTATCGGGCACGCCTGCGAGCGCGTTTCGGACTCGTTCATGTCGCGCGGATGCAACGTCATCAGGGAGATTAGCAACACTGCCGGATGTACCGGCGAGACCGGCACGAATCAGTTTTTCGTTGCTGGTAAGGCCGCCATCGTCTGTGGATAGTGTGGCGAGTTCGCGGCCATACTTGTCGTAACGTCCGGTACCTGTGACTGTCTGGTCAGTACCTTGAGCGATATGCTTAGCGATATAGGCGTCAATTGACCAGCCTTTATTGCCTTCTTCGTGTTTAGTTTCGGTGGTATCAACCCCTAACATACGGCGTGGGCGGGGGGTGCCGCCCGTTTTTACTGTGTCGCCGTCAAGCCATTTATTTTCTGCCATAGATTAGTTACCTTTGATACCGTATTTTTCCGTAATGTAGCGTGGAAGTTCGCTAAAGTTTGTTTGTTTATCGTGTTTCAATAGCGCGTCAGTAGCCTGTGTCAGCGCACGGTTTGCTTCGGCTTCACTCATGCCGGCCTCCTCGAGGAGTCTGCGCGCGGAATTATAGCTGCCAAGCAATATATCTGTCTGATTCTCATTGCCGGTGCCGCCGTAGCGCTGTGTCGCTGCGTATGCGGCCGCGAAGTCGTCAGTTTTCAGATTAACTGCGGTGCGGATAATGTTGTTGAACTGTGCCTTAAACGCAGAGCTATTTGCTTGTCCTGCTCGACGACCCTGAGTGTCCTCGATATAAGTTAAACCGGCATCAACGAGCCCGGCAGCAACACGTGAACGTGGGTCTTTCTTGTCGTACAAATCCCCTGCTGAGGTAATCAGGTCTTTGCGCAGTGTTGCAAACTCTTTATTTGTCGCGGTGTCGCGCTGTCTATCAAGACGGGCCTCGGCCTCAGTCTTCGTCACTGTTCCAAGAGCGTCTAGTTCTGCTTTGCGCACAGTTTTTTGTTCTTCCTGCATTCTTGCTACACCCTCAACTAGGGAGCGCCCCCGGAGCTTGGTGTCAACACCGGCGACACGGTAGGCTTCGAGCTCCTGTGCGGCTTCTTCGCGGATTTCTTTGCTGATTTTAGGGTTTTGGACTATAGAAATTGCTTGGTCAATGCGTGCAAGGTTGTACTCGCGGTTGTCGCGGGCGTCTTGAGCATCTCTAACTTTGTTCGTGTCCTGTGCCGCTTGCACGCCGAGCGCAGCAGCAAACGCGGTCCCTGCTAGCTGGCTACCACCGTTCGCCACAAACTCAGACACCTGCTCGCGCGGAACTGGACCGGAAATTGCTTCCACACGACCTCTACCCTCAGCGTCTTTTGAAATAGCTACAGGGATGATACCGCCTTTTTTGTCGTCCATAGCCCCGACGACAGCGTTACCGGGCGTGCCCTCCGGCAGTTTGAAGCCGGCAGCAGCCAGTAACATGTTTCCTGTCTCACCGAGGGATTCTTTAATCACGCCCGGGATAGCAGCCGCCTCGCCGTAGCTGATATTGCTGTCCTTTCCATCGACGCCAAGTACGCGTTGGCGATAGAAATCCTCTGTTGCTTTCCGTGCCGCTTCCGCGTCCGCGCGTTCTTGGCGATAGCGTTCTTCTTCGCGTCTAAAGCGAGCAGCCGACAGTCCGTGACTCATGTTGTGCGAACGACGTTGTTCGGCCAATGCCTCACGGCGATAAGCCATGTTATCCGCGTGCTCTTGGCGTCGTAGGTCCATCTGTTGATTGAACTGGTCACCTTGACGGTCATAGTTCATCTGCCATTGGGTGTCTGCCAGGCGTTCGCGCGCCTCTTTATGTGCAAAATCACGCGCTTCTGCCTCGCGACGGTCTTGGCGGTCGCGGATGCCGTGATACATGTTGAGAAGCGCGCTTGCGCCTTGGATGCCTTCCAGAATTCCGTTAGTTGCCATTACACACCTCTAAGGTCTAATTCATTAAATCCAAGCTGTATGACGTTTGACATATAGCTCATAAGTTTTTCGATATTATGTTGTCGCTCTTGTGCTACATCGGGGTAGTACGTCGCAAGCCATTTTTGGTGCCCGTTACCCCAGAACGCCGGACAGGTCATACAGTCGACGCCTGAGTCCATAAAGTCGTAGAACGACGGGAGCATATTTCGCTTGACCAGATACATGTCCACTTGTGGGGTCGTCCAGTCGTAAATAGGGTAGGCGAGCGTGTATGGGGCGTCAGTTTTTTGTAAGTGGCCGGCAGCGGTTTTTAGTGGTTCGCTACCGCGGTTTCCTCGAATAACCAGGTCATAGCCACCGCCGACAGTAAATTCGTGCATTGGGTTCATGACATTAGCCGCACAACATGAACTTTGTGGCTGAACGTGGTACTGTTCGTTCGAACATTCAGCCACCCACGGGAAGGCTTCCTCGCAACGCACTAGTGGCGACGGGTCTCCGTTCGCTTTGCGCCACGCACAGGAGTCTGAACATACCTCATGAAATCTGCTACCCCATAAAGATTTTATGTAATCGACAAGTTTTACTGTTTCAGGCGCTGCGTCGCCGGTATTGACCCAGACTATGTCGAAGTTTGAGCAACCGGACTCGTAGAGTAAAAACAGGGTGCATAATGAGTCGCGTCCGCCTGAAAACTGGAATAGTGGGCGACGCGCTCGTTGAACAGCTTCGATAGTTTCGGTTAAGTACCCCATACACCTACCATGCAGCGGCTGCAATTGTCGCGATTGTTGCCACAGCACTCACGGCGGTCTGGGTGTTTTGTTGGCGTCTCTGCGCTCTAGCAGTGTCATTCGCCTGTTTACGCATTGACTCGTTAGAGGCGATCTCATTGAGCGTAGATGCAGAGCCCTGTTTCATCGCGTTTGTTGTGGCGATGAGACGATTTAGCGCGGAGAGGTTGCTCTCGTGCTGGTTAATCCGCGCCGTGTTCATGTTGGCTGTATTGTTAGCCGCCGCCGCTTGAGACACGCTAGAGCTTAACGACAGCCGCTGAGATGGTGTGAGATTGGTGTTAGCACGCATCTGTTGCCGGGCGTTCATACTCTCGTCGGAACCCATAGCAGAGCGCTGTATCTGTCGCTGTGCTGCGTCGACGATGCCGGTGCTGGTTACAGCGTCGGCTTCGGTCTGTAGTAAGTCTTGCAAGTGTGGCGCGATGGTAGCCCAGTCGGCACGGTACGCACTTGCGAGTTGCGCCTCAGTATTGCCTTGGGCGTTACGTCTGTACTGCCATTTTTCGTAATTAGTTGCCATCGGTTATTTTCTCCAGACGGGTCTAGCCTCGACGACAGGAGCTCCGCCGTCTGCGCGTTTCGCGGTCTTTCCAAAGAGCTCACCGCGGGAATACATATCATACCCGATACCTCCAAGCGCCCCGGCAAGAGAGACCGCGCCGGCGATATTCGTTTGTCGTGTATTTTGACGATTATTTGCGGAGGTCACTGCTTCATCGCTCTCGCGGCGGGCAGAGGCCACCAGACCTTGCGCCGCTGATTGTGCTGCGCCGTTCAGGGCGCGTAGTGCGCTGTCAGTACTCTCGATACGCGTCCGTTCTGCTGCGCCACGGGCTTTAAGAATGGCCGTGTTGCGGGTATTAGCTAACGAATTCTGCGAGTCGCTAGCGGCCATGTAGTTAGCGCCGGCGCCTACGTAGTCGTTCTTACTTTGAGACATTATGTCCGCATTGGCGAGACCGCCGGAAATGTGTGAGAAGTCACGTTTAGCCTCCTCAACATATTTTGGCAAATATTGGGAGTTCACACCCGCGGCGAGGTTGTAACGTTCAGATTCGATACCTTTTGACGCGAGCTCGTTTTCCGGTGTTCTTTGTTGGCCACCGCCACCGCCACCGCCGCACATTATTCGTCTCCTTGTGTGTCGGCAGAGTTGTCTACCGGCGTTGTAGGTAAAAGTTGTTTATATTCTTCTAAGTGTTCGTCATGGAAGAAGCGGCGAATCTCAGCGGCCTTTTGCATCGCCACGGTTCTGCCATATAAAAGCGCGCAGATTAGTGTAGCAAGCCCTGTCAAGCTGTCGCGAAGCATGAACGCCATATTTCTCTCGTGTTCTGTGCCTTTCTCAAGCTCCACTGATGAAATATAGTCGGTGAACACCATAAACATAAACGAGCGGAAGTCGTCGATGTTGTCACGGTATAGTTTGATTGACGGTAGTACACAAATTGCCATGAAGAATGCCTCGGCAATCTCAACATCACTGACCTCATTATCCTTGTCGATAAGGTCGTCCATGGCGTGAGATATGCGTGCCATAGTCATGAATATGTTGATTGCCTCTTGATTGCCGTTATAGAGGTCGTGCAGGAATTGGTACTCTGTTTCTGGGGTCACTTGATGTCTTACCATGAGAATTTACACTCCTTATGTGTGTTGACTTTGTCTGCGCGACCGCGGCGCATGGCTTCGAGCAGTAACATTTCGTACTGTCCAGCCCAGAAAGTTGCTTGCTCGGTATTTGTCCATTCACGGTTAGGTGTTGCATACGCGCGATATAATACGAGGGCGGTTAGTGCGCGACGGCAGTACGGGAGAAGGTCGTCAGGGATAACGCTGTTTGTTGCGGTCGGTGCTACACTTACTTGTATTTGCAACTTTTCAGGGGGGTACTCCGACCCAAAGAGTTCGATATTATCCGTACTCGAGGTGAACGCTAGACCTAGTTCCGGGTAACGCCCGGTGTTAGATACCGCCGGAATTCGCGTACCGTCTTCGTACGACAGGGTTTCAACCCGCACCATATAGGTGTCTGCCGGGAGTAGCGCAGGGAGGTTGTATTGCGGTTCGTCATCATCGAGATTAAGGGTAATTTCACCTGTCACGCGCCAGAGCCGTGAGTCGTGGAAGAATTCGTCGGCGCAGGTTACGAGTAACTGCGCGAGAATAAAGTCAGGAATGCCGCCAGATTCCAGTGCGATTCGTTCAGCCAGCTTTGTGTATTGCACGGGTTAGCCTCCATTAGACACCCCGAGTTTACTCAGGAATTTGTTATAGAAATTATCAGAACGCCCGAGGTCGTTGGTGTAGTCCGCGTTCTTGAGGTACGCGCGGTACAGTAGGTAGTCAACAATGGCCGGGGCATACCAGTCAGAGACGGCAATCACATCAGATGTTTGGGTCGCTGCCACCGGTTTTTCGGCCAGTACGACGTCAATCTGAACACCGGCGGTTTTTAGAGCGGGGTATACATAGAATGTGGTCGGCACACCGGCGTCATAAACGTAGAAGTATGCCTCGTCTGCAAGGTCTTTGTGCCATACCGGGAACTGTTCGTCGAGGGTTTTTCGGTCGATGTTCCGGATCGCTCGCCCACTGGTAGTGTTACGAACGACGTCTACCAAGCGGGCAGCGGTTTCAGGGATAGTCTGACGACTACCTTGTACAAGGGTGAGGGTACGGTTCACAGCGACCGCATTAGGCGCAACCGTTACGAGGGTTAATAGACACTCGTTATACCAGTCAAGCCACTCAGACTCGATCCACTGCACAAAATCAATGTCCTGTGCGGTGGTCTTGGCTCGTTTAATGAGTTCCGCTACCGTTACCCGCGCCATGATTATTCACCCTCTTTTTTAGCGGGTTCAGGTTTTTTCTCCGCCTTAGCAGGCTTGTCGGAGACCTCGATACTGCCGCCGACTTCAACCTGTAATTCAGCCGGAGTGTACGGGACCTCGACGGTTTCGCCAGCCTCGACACGGATTACCGCACCGACTGGGCCAAAGACGCGAGCGGCGTCTGCACCTGTATTTTTCAATGTAGCCATTTTTATGTCCTTCTAGAAAAAAGGGCGGTCACCCGCCCTACACAGCCCCACGCCGTGATTAGATTGCCGTATCCAGGGCGATGACACCGAAGTCTTGTTTCTTGCCGGATACTTTGTCCATAAACACCGGTTTACGTAAACCGAAGATTTTGCCGTAGCTGATACCTTGTTGGTTGTGGTAGTCGAAGGTGTCTTCTTCCCACTCACCAGCACCGATGTCAGCAAAGGCTAATGCTTGCGCACCGCAGAACAGCACACGTTGACCGTCGATTGCACCTGCCGCGCCCCATTTTTTGCCGGTGGTTGCACGACGTGTGTTGAATACATGGTGGTACTCGTGGATGTAAACACCGTCAACCACTAACATCTCGGTGGAGCCACCGAACAAGATATTTTGGTTGTAGTTAATGTTCACAGCACGGGCGTTTGCCATGAAGTCTGGGTCAAGTTTTAACTGCGCTAAACCAGCAGGGGTTAAGAATAAGTGGTACTTATCGTTGTTAGCGCCTGTACCACGGATATAGTTATCGCGAGCGTAGGCTTTTAACTCTACGATGTGGCGATAACCCAAACGGTCGTTGGCGGTGATACTCGCGGTGTTACCTGCAACTAACTTGTTGCCGGACACGCGTAAGTGGCGGGCATCAGTTGGCGCGGTTACATCGGCGGCGAATGCCAAGTCTTTCAAGTTCTGGCCGGTAGCTTTGACAGCACGAGTTGCACCGGAGTTGGCGTTGTCGTAGGTGATACCGGATAAAGTCAAGAACGCCGCTTGGTCGATACGGTCGGCTAACCAGAATGCTAACTGGTCTTTCGCGTTGTTACGGAAGCGAACAGTAGAGCGTTGGTCGGCCATCTTACCTTTAGAACGCACAGCGTGACGTAGTTGGTCGATTTTAACCACTTGGTCGTACGCTTTCATTGCTTCTTCGTTACCTTCTAAGGTGTAGTCATCTGTTACACCGTCCTCGCCTAAGTCAGCGATTAATTGGATAACGGCTTGGTCGCCATTGGTGGTTTTTGTTAGTGCGGTAATATGCTCAACAACAGAGTCGTGGCCTGTGCCAAGGAACTTGTTGATAAACATTTTTGATCGGGCTTGCTTCCACAGGTCACGCACCCATACTTTTTTCTGCTCTGTCGTCAGAGCGGCGAAATTCGTTAATGCCATTCTATGCCTCAGAATTAGGGTTAAAGTTAGTGTTATTTCTATCCGTGACGTGGAAATGCGATAAGAGTATTTGGCAGCTGATAAGCTCAGAAGTAAGCTAACGGTTATACGTCCGTTAATCGAGGTAGTTATATTATAACTCCGCAGGCTATGTGTATGCAACAAAAAACCGCTATCTCTAGCGGTTTTATTGATTATCTGCCGTAGGTCATGGCTTTCGTGACCCACATCGAGGCCTCAACCAGTTTCATCTGAGCCTGGTCAATGAGTGCCTCCTTGTTACTGTTTAACGTCCCGTGCTCGGTTGAATCTTCACGGCATAACTCGAGGGCGTCGATAAGGGTGATAAATACCTGTTTCATACCGTCGGCATCGAGCGAGGTACCTTGTTTACGGGCTTTGCCGATGAGTTTCTCACCTTGAGTATTTAATTGTTCCATTAGATGATGTCTCCACGTAAGCGGGCCAGTTCGGCCGGAGTCAGTTTCTCGAACTCCTCGTCCGACATCTCCATAATGTCGAGCTCAGGGGTCGAGGCGTTTGGTTCGCCACCTAATTTTTGCGGGCTTTTCGCCGCCTGTTCGAGCTTACGTTCGATATTCGGGGCTTTGACCGCCGGTTTTTTGGCGGGTTCACTATTCTGTGCCTTAGTGCTATTGCCAGCAACACCGTTCTGGGCAGCGACCATCTGTGCGGCTTCGATAATAGCCTCGCCGACACTCATACCGGTCGTCATCAGGGCATCACGCAGAGTAAGTGCTTTCTCAAACAATACCTCGTCAAAGGATTCGGTCTTATCGTTGAAGATGTCATACTCAGCTTGCACTAAGTCAGCCGCTTCCTGTGCCTCTTGTACTAACACACGTGCGCGATATGCGCCCTCGGACTCGTCACGGGCAGTTTCATAGGCCTTCGCCGCCGCCGCTTTCGCAGCCGCCTGTGCCGCGCCTTTCACCATCTCGGTGAATGCTGCCTGCGCGGTAGCGGTATCGCCGTCCACGAACGCATCAGCCATCTTCTTGAAGCTGGCCTCGTCAAAAGTTACATCGACGTCAAGGTCACCTACATCGCCGGCTGGCGCAGCCTCGCGGACTTTGCGCAGTTCTGCCTCAAGCGCTTTACGTTTTTCTACCTCTTTTTTGAACCGGTCGTACGGGACGCGGTTCTTGGGTGTTTTTTCAGGCTCAGGCTCAGGTTCAGTTTCAGGCTCAGGCTCAGGCTCAGGCTCAGGCTCAGGCTCAGGCTCAGGTTCAGGCTCAGGTTCAGGTTCAGGTTCAGGTTCAGCACCTTTTGCAGGTTCTACCGGCTCAAGAGTATCACCGCGGTCGTCTCCCTCGATAATCTCACTCTCAGTCGCACCGCCAGAACCTGAGAACGCGCTCTCGTCCACTTCTACGGTCGGTAAACTACCGATTGTTACGTCTTGTTGTGCCATTTATTTTTCTCCTCGTGGGGGTTGGTTGTCAGTAAATGATTGGTTAATCTGTCTTTCATAGTTACCGCCAAGTTTTAACATGTCGCTAGCAATCTTCGTCGCTGCGGAACGCTGGCTCACGGACTCGCTGCGTGCAGTGGCTAGCTGTGCAAGTGCCACGCGGGCTTTTAACATATCCGCTGCCATATCACGTTTCGTTTGTAGCTCGGAAAGTCTAATAGCGTGCTCACTGTAGCCGTCAAGACTGTCCGCTTTTGCTGCTTGTAATGCTGCCCGTGCTTTGAGTTCTTCAATCTCGGCTTCGGTCTTCTCAAGCGCTTGTGCTGCCGCTGCGATTTGTTGCTGCATTTGCGCCGCTGCCATCTGTTGTTCTTCCGGTGACAACTCGCCAAAGCCCTGTGCCTTAGCCACCATCTCAGCAATCTCGTAGCGTTTCGGAAGGTTTGAGTGTTGGATAATGATGTGGTCAGGGATAGCCACACCGGCACTGCGCATACTGATCGCTTCGCTGAAAATTGTCTCGTCGACACTATCACGTGACGGCTGCATACCGATAACGATGTCGTACTTACCGAGTGTCAGGTCAGCAGGAACTTGTCCGGTCTCGTCGGGCACATTTACCGAGTGCTCGGTCTGTGGGTGCCCCGCTTGGGAGTAGTCAGTAATAAAGAATGTCCGTGTTTCAGTGAAGAATTTCTGCGCGAGCTCAAGGACTTTACGCGCCAACATCTTACGAGTACTGTTGATATTTTTCACAGGCATTGTCAACTGAGCCTGGCCGGCTTCACGACGTTGTGTGATAGCTACGCCGGACACGTCAGCACGGTCAGTACCCATGATAGACTCGTTGACCCCGGAGATAGTGCGTACTGAACTCACGGCTTTCTGTGAAATGTTATGGATCCCAGGCGGAATCATGTTCGGTGTGATTTTAGCCGGCGCATTGAAACCTTTTTTGTATTCGAGCACGGTACCAGTCTTCGAACCTTGTTCTGCTAACTCGTCAGCGTCCATGTTCACTAATGAGTTTTCTTCGATAATCCACCCGCTGTTAGCTGTGGTGTTAACGATGTGTAGCTCTTGTGAACTGACCTTGTTATATAGTTCTTGTGGGCCGACCAGGTTTGTCACCATACCTAACGGGTTACCGCGCCGGAAATACGGAAAGTACGGAATAATCGTGAACGTGTCGTATAACGACCAGTCGTCGTATAGCACTACGTAACCGGCAGTGATAGTCGTGCGCACAGCACGTTTAGTAATCTCACGTAACGTCACAGTAGGCTGTGTGGACACGAGTAGCGCCAACTTCTCGCGGTCAGCTGCCATCTTCTCGGTTACGTCGCGCACGTCACCAGTCTGTGCATCCACAAACTGCAACACGCGTCGAGTTTTATAGTATTGGCGCTCAACCACGCGCACACGTTTTATATCCTTCTCTGCCAACGTGCCGGTGAATTCGCTCGACATCTGTTCGCCGCCGTAAGTACGTTCGCGCATTTCAAAGCAGTCGGCGTCGGCAGCTAACCCGCCAGAGGCTTGTAGACGGAGTTCGCGGGCTTTTTTCTCGCCGTAGATAGCCTCAAGCTCGTCCATCGTCATCCAGCGGGTGATGAACACCTCAGCCCACGATGACGGGTCCTCGTCTTTCGCTGTTGGGTCAGGGATAACGTCCAGCGGGTCTTCCACTGTCACTTTTATGTCACCGAGAACGTTATCGGTAAAGTCCATACGCACGTCGAAGTATCCGCGGTCCAGGATTAACCCGTCCATGATAACTTTCAACTCCAACTTCTCGAGGTCGTTCTGCTGGGCTACGTACTGATAGACATAGTTCATGTCTTTTGCCGCCTGTTCATTAGCCCCGCGCGCCGGCTTAAATTGCACGTCGGCTTGTGAACGTGCCATCTCACCCATGGCCGCGTTCACCGTTCCCAGGATAAGGTTCATAGTCAGCGCCGGACGACCGGTGCGTTCGAGCGCCTGGCGGTCAGCGTCTGTCCACTGCTCACCGAGATACATGCGGTCGTTACGCTGCGCCCGTTTGATAAAGTTACGGTGTCGTAGGTCACGCGCGTGTACGTAACGCTGCCAGTTGTCCTCTGCTACGGCCCGTAGCGCCGCGTCGTCGATATGTTCTTTATTGTCCGCCATTAGTTGTGCCTCTAAGCTGCCATGTGTGATGTGGATGAGCGTCCGCCGCCACGTAATTGTTTACCCAACCGTTGCCGCCACGATTTTTTTGGCGGCGGTCTTTTCTCTCGTTGTGGGGCGAGCATAAGTATCATCTGACCTATCCATGCGAGCGCGTCCACCTGGTCGTCGTGCTTACCGGACGGGAACGCCAACATCTCATTGGTAAGTTCTTGTACCCATAGTGCGTTTTTCGGGAAGTGAACCCGACCCTGCTGCATGCGTCCTTGCAGTGGTCGTGCCCGAGTCATCTTGTCGTTACCACGGGTTTTGAGTTTAATATAGTTAAACTGCTCTCTGCGCTCGGCTATCTCTTTCTGAATGAACGGCTCGAGTGTCATCTCAATCTGCCCGTGCTCAATACCCTGTAGTGTAGGTTTCCATACACGCTGTAGCTCAAAGAACTTATCGATGAGCTCAGACGCAGACCATCGTCCGTAGTACCGGTCAAGCACCCACCAGTCGAGGTTGTGGTCGATCCCCACAACGAATCCGGCGGTGAAGTCGTTGCTGTCCTTCTTACCAATAGCCAAGTCCCATGCCGCGTATATCTGTAGTGTCTCGATAGGCGGAGCGGTCTCGTACAAACGGAAGTCTTGTTTCTTAAAGTAGTCACCCTCGGCTGACACCGGGTTCTGCTGGTACAGTGCTTCCCAGTCTCGGGGAATAAGTGTCCGTTTAATCTTATTGAGTGCTTTGAGGTCGTATCGCTCCGGATGAAGCGCCTCACCCGCTTTACGGTACGGCTCGTCATGCGTTGCGATAGCCGGGTAGCGGACCACCTCCCAGCGGTCAGCGTCCTCGGGCCACTCGCCAGTCTCGGCGAGCTCCTGTTCAGCCTCGGCCATACAGGACAGTAACCAACCACCAAGGTCAAAATCGTGCCAACGGGTCATAATAACCAGCACACCGCCACCGGGTGCGAGACGTGTATACAGGGTAGAGGAGTACCAGTCCATTATCGATTGACGGGTTATCTCGCTCTCGGCGTCGTTACGGTCTTTTACCGGGTCGTCGATAATGGCGATGTGCGCCCCTCGACCGGTTATCGGACCCTGAACACCGGCAGCGACATATCCGCCGCCTTCAGCAGTGTTCCATCGCTCAGCCGACTGTGAGCTCTCGTCCATGTGCGTGCCGGGGAAGATGTTACGATACCGCTCATCTTGTAGGAGCCCACGCACTTTTCGAGAGAAGTCAATGGCAAGTGCCGCCGAATATGACGCGCCGATGATGTCGTGCCCGGGATTGTGCCCTAGGTGCCATGCCGGAAACGTCTTCGAGGCAATTTCCGACTTACCATGGCGCGGCGGCATGAATAGCATCAGTCGCGGAGACTTCTTATCCGCCACATCACGAGAAAACTGTTCGAGGCGCCGACAAATGTCTGCGTGTACCCAACCGGGCATGTAGTCATCGTTGAAGTACATGACGAACGGTAGCAGGTTACGTCTCGCTGCCTCACGACGGGCGAGTTCTTTCTGTGCTTCCTGCTCACGGTTAAATTCTTCCTCGCGTTCTCGTGCCACACGGTCTTGTTCCGCGAGCAGTCGTCTCTCGCGGTCACGGTCGTCGCGCTCCATCTGCTCGGCAGATTTCTGCGTTTCCGCTGCTACGATACCCTGAGCGCGGTCAGTACGACGGGTACTGAGCGGGTTACCCATCTTACGTGCACACGCTTGGCACACACCGTCAGAGAGTGTTGACGCCTCGACTGTTTTACGACAGCCGGGGCAAATAACCGTTGGTACTGACACGTATTTAGTCATGGGACACCTTATAGTCGCCAGGGTCGAGGTTGTAGGTCATACCGGTCAATTGTTGTAGTTCCTGGTCTGAAAGCATCTCCAGTTGTTTTTTGTTAGTAATCTCGACCTGTTTCTTCTCAGGTGCGGCTAAACCCCACAATTTAACCATGGAGTCCACCGCGCGGATTTCTTCAGTTGCATCTGCCGCGTGTGAGTGTGCGTGGAGGTACATCATGTGTGCGTCAGCACGGGTAAAGGTAATCTCAACCCCGTCGTTGATTGCTTTCTCACGTACTCGCTCACGAAAATAGATGAGCGCGGAGTCCAGCTGTGGTTTCTTGTCGTGTAGCGCATTCAGCTGTTCCATGTTGGTGATGCCAAGCTGCGCCCGCTTTGCAGCGGCTAAGGGGGTAAGCCCCCGTAAGCGATACTGGATATACAGCTCCTCTTTCGGGGTCAGTCGTTCGATGTCTAGAAGCGGGAGTTCATCCCTAATCTCAGGAAGTGATAACATATTAAGTGATATTATAGCTTGACAAGTTATGAAGAAGCAAGTAAGATGACACTACCAATCGGTAATTGCATGACTCTCCACTTTTATTAGCATATTGGTTCCTTAAGTTAGAAGACTGACGTTGGCCCCCTTCGAAAGACGGGGGTCTTTTTTATTCTTGAAACTACTCGCGAGCTCCAAGCACAGCTAAGTTTCTTATACTCAAAAATTATAAAAATTTTTAACGCGCCCCGCACGAGAGAAAGGGGTACCCTGTTCGGTTTTCAGATACAAAAAACCCCTGTCAGGCTTCGGGCGGAACTGACAGGGGTTTTTTGTTGCTAGTCATAGGAGGTTAACTGTGCGAGCGGTATTATAACCTTATGAGTTATAATTATCAAGGGGTAAATGTTAGGGGGTAAATGTTAGGGGGTAAATGTTTCTTTCTATATGGGTGTCACTGTGAAAGCGGGGTGTATGTTCCTTTTCGCTTTTTACTGACAAAAGTCAAAATTCAGGGCTTGAACCTACGGCCAAAAATTATAGCCGGGGGTATAGGCCTATAAAACTAACCATCATAGAGGAGACAAAACTATGACAACCAACCAAGCATTCAAACTACTTACCGATGACCCGCTGTTCGATTCACTCGATAGCAAACAAAGTGTCCACGAAATCGTGAAAGCGTTAGCGCTCGAGGGCGCAGAGTGGGGCTCCATCTACGACGACCACGTGTGCACAGAGGATAACGAGTCCTACTTCGAGTGCGCAGTAGAGGTGGACATGGACAGAATCATCGCCATGGAACGTGGTGAATTTGATTATGACTGGGCTTAACAACAAAGGAGAAAGATTATGAACAACATTCAATTAGCAGTAGCGGTGGCCGTTTATACAATCGTCGCAGCATTAACATTATTGGCGTGTTTCAGTATCTAACAGAGGAGAAAAACCATGAACAAAGTTCAATTAATCGTAGCAATCGCTATGTACTTACCAATCGCGGCCATCACATTGATGGCTTTATTTTTACTCTAACAGAGGAGATAACACATGAAACTGAAAGACATTATCGAAATCGTCGGCGGAGCACTAGTCTTCGCCGCTGCGGTCTGTGTCGGCATCGCGTTTTTGTCGCTTGCTGCATGAGGGGGATCTTATGACGACTGAAATCAAAGGCGTTACAGCTACTGTACCACCAGCAGCCGTAACTGAACATAACAATCAATCTTTAATCAACCAACAATCAACTAAGGAGACTATCATGTCTAACACTACTTTAAAACAAAACGTAACTGTAATCAACCCTTCCGAAGAACTTCTTCGTATTGTTAACGCTCGCGTGGCGTACGTCAAAGAGCACGGCGACGCTAAAGGGTTCTATTCCTTCATCATGCGTCAGTACCGCGAGAGTATCAACAGCACACTGTATCGTGGGGTCTTCCAAAGTAAACAAGAGCGTTTTTGTGACCGCCTACTCGAAGCCTTACCACAAGCACTAAAAGTGGCAGAGGCACTTGAGCTCGCGCTAATGACCCACTGTGCGAGATATGGGGTTCCGTTGGATGGGCTAACCGTAGATTTACCGGTCTATGACCCGTTCCGTGACCCGAAAAAAGATGCACGTCAGTACAAACAGTTCCGTGCTACGGATAACGAGATGGATATTATTGACAAGCTCAGTGACATCGATATGGAGGCGGTAGAAGGGTTCTTTAACTACTGGAAGAAATCTCTCGTCAATGAGAGTTTGCTTGCAGCAATGCCTGCTGACATGGCTGCTTACGCCCGCACACTGGTCGTGGAAGGTGCTGAGGACGCTCCGGCATGGAAGTTAATTGCTGCCATCGTCAAGGAGTGGGGCGAAACCTATCAGAAGACAAACTACGCGTCACCATCTCGTGCGCGCGCAGAGTTCTTGACTAACCAGGCAGCGGGGTACAGTCTGACACCAAGAGCGGGAGAGCGTCGTGATTACAACCCTCAACTCCGTAGCTTCGACTATCAATACTCTACCGGTGAAACTGACCGTGACGACGAATCCAAGGAGTACCTCAACTGGTTCCGCGGTATGGAAGAGCGTTTCAATACCGTCGATACGGTCGTTCGTAGTGAGATGTTCAAAAAGCTCTGGGGTAAAGCGGTGAAACACACTGAGTACGAATACGGTGGTCGCAGTCTGCTGCCAACATTCAAGGTTCGCCCGCAAAGCAAGTCTGAGATGGCTACATTCGAAAGTCTACTTCCTGATTATGAGCACTTTGTGTACGTCAGCGAAGACGGTCAAGTGTATGAGGACTTGCGTAAAGAGTTCGATTCAATTGAGGAGGCTATCAAAGCATTCCCGATTGAATCGCAAGCTGTCACTGCCGCGTACCGCCGCCGCAAAGAGAAACTCCTTGCAGAGGGTACAGAAGCTGACGCTAAACAGTTGGCGAGAGTTGAGACTGTCGCCGTGGATAGCGGTGTCATCGACCTTGACAGCCTGTAATACCTACTAACCAAGACCGGGGTGTAATGCCTCGGTCTTTTTAATTTTTCTCACAATCAAGGGTGCAGACCCTAGTCTATCTCTACGGACCCCTGCCCCCAAAATTGCAGTTTATTAACGGTTACCGTTCTCCGTCATCGAATCATGGTCCTTGAACACTGCTCACTGCCCCACGTCAATTCTCCGTTAACCAAGGTCAATCGTCAATCGCCAATCGTCAATCGTCAAACACCCGTGTTCGGTGCACAGAGCCGAGATAAGAAATACAGTTACGGTCGATTGGTAGAGAACAAAGAACACTGTTACGCGTCAAATACCACGCACAGAGCCACGAACACAGGCCAAGTGATACAGACCTACAGCCTAGAACAAAAAATACAGCTATGGTTGATTGGCGAAGAAATAGGACAAAGGACAAAGGACAAAGGACAAAGGACAAAGGACAAAGGACAAAAAATATACAGTTTATACAGTGGTTCTGGATAAATATACAGTGAAAAAGAGTGTTACCGAGTAAAAAGTGACCTGTTGCCAGAATTTACGAAAATTTGCCAGAATTATTGCCGGAATTGCCGGATTACTTTTTAACCATTGCCGGATTTTTTTGTTAAAGACCCGCGTCAGCACTGGTTTGTTGCCGGATAGGGTCGGAATTGCCGGATTTTTTCACTGCATTCTGCTGTAGTACTGTGTACACACTGTGAGAGCTCTTTTTCATTCTCTAGTCGGTAAACACGTCATAATTCCGGCAATTACGGCAAGAGCCCTTGCTCCGCCTGTGCTCCGCCTGTTTTTTGGTTCCGGCAATTCCGGCAATTTTTGGGGAAATTCCGGCAATTCCGGCAATAATTCTGGCAACTGACCTGATGTTCTGTTCGTGTGTTTATACAGTAGTTTTCTAGTCCCTCCCAATACCCTGTACCGATTCATGCCCGAAGTCGCAGACTCCCAACCTATGATGATTGGTAAAAGGTAGGAGTGGGGGTGATAGAGCCGCACGAAGGAGAAGAGATAATGTAACAACGGCCAAATGGCGAAGAAATAGGGCACTAACCAATGACATGTGACAGATGTTATTGGTTAGTGGGCATGAGAAGTGGACATGAGAAGCGGTTAAAAAACAGCCGTTTTATACAGTGTTTTTTGTGAAAAACTGTATAAATGACCAGTATCGGCTGAAAAACGACAAAAAACACAGATACGCGGAATATACGCGGAATTTCACTCAATATACGCGGAATTTTTTCCTGGATACGCGGATTCAAAAAATACACCTTTCAGTGTTCATGCGGGTTGAACGCGAAATACGCAGAATACGCGTTTTTTTTGACCCCATTCCACTGTAGGTGCTACACACACTGTTACACCTGTTTTTTTTTTTTTTTCTAGTCGGTAAAAATAACATTATTCTGAGTATTCTGAGTAAAACCCTTGTGCTGACTGGCTTCAGAGCTCAAAAAATTCTGAGTAAATTCTGAGTACTACTCAGAAATTCTGAGTAGTGACCAAAATCTGAGTACTGCTTAAAGGTCATTTTATACAGTACTTTTTCAACTAACCTTCATAGGAGACAGCAGATGAGTGAACATAACCTAAACCCACCTCAAGAACACGCACCAAGTGATGATTTCGACTGGGAAGATGTGTATGACTATTGATTATCTTGTGCCCTATGCACAGGACGCCTGGCTTGCGTTCATGGCGGCTTACGCGTTCACCGGTCGTGCACGTCATCTCGTGTGCGCACTCGTGGCATTGTGCATAGGTCTTGCACCGGTGCTGACAAACCCGGCTTATGCCGAAATGTTATTAGACTTATAACTGTTTCAGTTATATTATACCTCTTACATATACATAGGAGATTTTCCAGTGAACAAACAATATAACCTGACAGAGCTCAAACTCAACGACATCGTCGAGGTCAATAAGACCCGTTTTAGAGTGAGCGGATTAGACCTAGAAGATGAGGATCAACCGTTAGAACTGACTTTAGAGGGTTCAGACCTCCCGTTGCCGTTACCTAAATGCTTATTTATAGCCACCGCTAATCATCCGGGCGTTTACACGTTCGAAGTCCCTGACGAAGGTTGGTGGATAGACACCGACCTACTGGTGCGTTACGGCATTGTCGACGACCGCGCGCTTGTGCAGCCGGCCTTCCGCATTGAAGTAGGAAAATGCTACCTCACCCGTAGCGGTAGAAAGGCTCAAGTTATCTCGCATGACACAATAACCCCAAGTGCGATGTACCCATTCAAAGGAGTCGTTTTTGCTGCTGATGGTATTTTCCGCGGTCGAGCGGACAGCTGGATGGAAGACGGCCGTGCGTCCATGACTGGAGAATCTGACGACGATTTAGTGTCACTAATCACTAACAACGAGTAAGGACCTCGCAATGGAAACATTAAAAGATTACTGGCTAGAGACCAGAAACACTTACATGAGCGGTTTACTCGCGGAGTCACGCAACCACGTGTTATTGAACATTAAGAGTACTATTGATTTAGCCCCAAACAAGGATACGCTCTATATCAAGCCCCAAACAAGGATACGCTCTATATCAAGCCCCAACACGTATACGCGGAAATTGGCCCGCCGCATATTGACGACGCCAATGACCTCATTCTACCGACATGTTTTTGCGATATAGACATGTCGGCTAGCACATTAAAAGATTTAGAGTGTTTTGAAGGTCTGTCTGTATCGGTACTATCAGACCGGAAACACATAAAAGTACAGTTAGAAAGTTAAATCAGACCAATAAGGAGACCTTATGCCTCAACCTCAACAATTGCCGACGACACGTAACGACTGTACCTCGATTCAAGAAGTGCTCTCAGAACTTGACGCTGATGTATTTGCCAACAAACTAACGTCTGCCCTTGCTCAAGTGGCGTTGGGTGTAGTCACGCAAAATAAACAAGGAAAGATTGTCCTAGAACTTTCTGTCAAGAAAGCGGACAACGACTCCGACCAGGTGCAGATTACGCACAAGTTGAAATATGACATGCCTACCCGTCGCGGTAAGCTGTTAGAAGAGGACACCACAGTCACCCCGATGTATGTCGGACGTGGCGGTCGGTTGTCAATCCTTCCGTTAACCCACAACCAACCACAGGATATGTAACTATGGATAGAACCGCCATTAAAGAAATCGTCGACAACGCTACAGTGCAAGCACAGATGTTGAAGCCTGTACCGGCTAACGTAGTAGCGATACCGGATAATTACTCGTTGCACGACATCTCGTGTTTCGCACCGCAGGCACGATTCTTTACCCGTAAATTCACCACAGGTAACATTCAAGCGTTCGTAGACTACGTCAAAGCGCACGTAAACGCGGACGCACCCGAGAAACCGGCACTGTTTGTGCTCCCTGCTGTCGGTCAAGCGTCCATCATTTTTGACGAGGGTACACCGGCCCAGCCTGGTCACGGTAACCATACCGCGTGTTTAGAAACATCCCACACGACGGAGAAAAAAACACTGTTCAGCGGTCTTAACGGTGCAATGCTAACTCAACGTCAGCTAATCAGCCTCCTTGAAGACTGGCCGGAGCATATTACCCCGTACGCGGGCGAGAAACAGATGACCGTACCACAGGCAGTCGCTGCTATCCGTAACGCCGACATTAACCACGTGCGCCGGACTAATAGCCACTTGGACGACGAGGCACACCGCTCACATGCGTCGGCATCCCTGATGACACAGGTGGAAAGTGCATCCGAGCACAAGTTACCGACGTCGTTCGCCATCACGCTTTCTGCTTATGTCGATGCGCCTGCATTTACGTTCCACGTAAGTGTAGTAGCGGCGGAAGACGGCAGCGTGCCGGCATTCCGTACCCGTGTTATCGGCTACGACCGTCATCTCGCTGACATTAACACGTACTTCTTGTCAGTTATCCGTGACAACCTGGCTACGGTAGTAGACATCTACGAAGGCACCATTTAACGTTCGGCTATACACGCCCGGAGGTCTCTATACGCTTGACCTCCGGAGCTTACAACAGTTATTGAGGAGCTCATATGCCACAATACGATTTAAAAGACCTAAAAGAGGGCGACACCATCGACCTTAAACACGCGACATTTGTTGTTGACAAACTCGACTCTAACGACGACGTGAGACCGATTTGTCTTCATCTAACATCGATTAAATCCACTAGATACACCCCCCTTACAGCCGATACAGAACGACACTGTGTCTTCGACAGCATTGGCACAGAATGGTGGGTATACGTTGATTTTCTGGGTAACTTCAATATTACTGACGCTGACGCTGACGCTGACGCTGACGCTGACGTTGACGCTGACGCCGAAGACGTCCCAACAACTTATTACAGCCTAGACACCCTAAAAAGAGGTGACACTGTAAAGACCGAACATGCAGAATTTAAGGTCGAGCATGTATCTTCCAATCGCAGTACCGAAATGCCACTATGTCTGCGCCTAACTTCGATTCTATCGACGAAATACACCCCGCTTGATGCCGGTGCGAACTCACACAAAGCCGGTTTGTGGTTATTCGACACTGTAGGTAATTCTTATTACCTGATGCGTGAAGCGCTCCATGACTTTGGTATTGGTCCTGAGTGGGGTAACAACGAAGACCGGAGCGTCGACCTTAAAGACCTCCCGGAACCGTTCTGGCCTAAACAAGGGGAAGCATACTACTCGATTACACTCACAGGTATCACCGGGTCCGAAGCGCGTTTTACTGACGCTTCGGTGGTAAACGAAGGCAACTGCTTCCGTACAAGACAAGATGCCCAGGCGTGGCTCGACGCAATGCGCAATCGCCGCGGTCCACGAAAAGGTTAATTTTACCTGGGATTATAACCAAGAGAGGTATATTATCACTTTCAAAGTCTCCACTCGCGTGACAGACGGCCAACGCTTCGTAATCTATACGGGGGTCTATAACAAGGCTCCCGTTCACTACAAAGCGTTACCGTTCAGAGACGGGTTGAACATTTACATGCGCCCGAAAATGAATCGTCGCGGAAACTCATTTAATGAGTACAAGTTTCTCACACGCTTGCCGTTTGACCCTGCTCGAAGTCGCGACTTCGAGTACATCTATCAGCAAGCACTAGCTTATACAAAGGAGTTATAAGACATCGTGATTAATAACTCTACTCTCATTAACCGTACCTGTTACCGCTGCCGTAGACAGTTACCGCTAACCGCCGACAACTTTCGGTGGTTAGAGTCCCTTGACCGGTATCACTCGTGGTGCCGCGACTGTGAGCGGGAACGTGCGCGGGAACGGTACAAAACTCATAAATCACCGGAACGTGATAAGCGGTACGCGATCGCTGCTATACGGTGTCATGTCCGTAAATATGGAGAAGGAATCATTAAGGAGGCACTAACGTGTACCCGTTAACTTCATCATTTGACAACCAGACCGGATATTGTCGGTCAGAACAGTTCCAGGAATTTTTACAGGAACTGCTTACCAAGCACCCGGATTGGGTGTTTATAACCGAAGACACGGACTATGTCACTCAAGAAGACGGTGTAGGTATGACAATCGATATTAGTCACGAGCGCTCACGTTCAGAAGATGTCATCGACGTAACCATCCGTAGTGCGGGCTCCCGTATCGGCACGATGACAATTTTCCGTGAACAAGCGCTAGACACGCTTGGTCTTCGAATTGACCTACACCACGACCGCACCTGGGGAGTGGGTTGTGACCCGCGAATCGTTGAACGAGCACTACAACGTTATGTGAACGAAGATACCCCTACACCGGTAATCATGCTTACTGTGTACAACGGAGCAGTTCAGGTGCAGGCGGATTTTAGAATGGACTCCGAACACTTAGCGATTGTATTCACCGTTGACGAGTTCCATGTAGGCGAGGCGTTTCTTACCCGTGAACCGTGGCGGAATCTACAACATTTTTAACTGATTGGAAGGATAGATAATGTACACAACAAACACCTTATTTGACGTTTGCCATACTATTAACTCCACAAGTAGTGCCGACGATTCCATTGTGCTCGAATTTGATATGTCAAGGCTCGAGCACAACGAAAAAGTCATTATGGTATCCAAACTAACTGATGACCTTAAATCTCTCGGAATTTCAACCGAATATACCGGTAGACAATCGACAGTTATGTATTCGGCAAAGCTCTATAAAACAACGCCCATTTGGCCTAGCGTAAAATTGGAAGAAGGCCGCATAGTAGAAAACCTGGAACCGGCGGCAGTGACCGACATTCAGATTGGGGGTAACCACTATCGTAACTTCACTGTTCAACCGTTTGAATTCATCTATAGAAACAATATCCCGTTTGCGGAGGGTAGCGTAATTAAATCTATCTGCCGATGGGTAAACGAGGGCAACATAGAAGATCTACAGAAAGCTCGTCACTATATTGACCTGATTATTGAACAGGAGACACAAGGCAGTGAAGACACAACAGGCCCTAGCCACTTACCTAGTGCCGGGGACGAATAACCTCGACCTAGACAAACTCAAAGACCTGGTAACCATTTACCTGCGTAACGACAAGTTTCTGTGCTCCGCGCTTATGTGGATGAACCGTGGCGCGCTTGTCTCCCGCGCCTTATCCCGAATCGTAAGCGTGGAGACAGAAACCCCACTTACGCCGTTTGCCGCCTACACAGCGCTCCACGCCTGTGACAACGGTCAGATGGTATACGAAGAATTACAACAACTCGCGGCAGAAGAACGTGAGCATAGAGAACAGGAGACCTAACTCATGGCAGATACAGCCCCACAACTACTCCGCGAGTACCCGGAGAGAGTGTTTCTTGGTAATCATCCCGATTTCGGCGATATGTATCTTATCCGCCCTGAATGGGAGTGTGATTGGTACTGGTCGTTTGGTTATTTGCGGCCGGTATCCGATAACGTTAGAGACTGGTTCCACACGCACCTTGACAGTGTCTTAAATGATACTGGCAAAATGTGGTATGACGCGCTTAACCATGTTTTCGGTAAGTCACTAGCAATACCGACCGTACCTGATGAATTTAATATGTCGCTGAACAGCGACTGGCGTCTGTGGCTGTTCTTGGAGATGATTAAATCCATTTACTTTTTACAAAGAATGGCCGAGGTGCTAGACCGTGGCGGTATGCACATCTCAAATAACCCGCACGCAGGTCTGTTAAAAGACCAGGAACAGGTACATAAGATTAACTACGAAATCATCCCGGCACTCATTGACACGTTTTATGTTGCACTCGGCGTCGTAGACCCATTACCCGGTATTGACTACGGCTACGGGTGGAAGAAGGAGATCGAACGCCGTGAGATGGCAATAAAGAACATGGAGAACATCTAATGAAAGTAGTTAAGCTAGCTAATAACGCCATAGTTATTATAGAAGGCAGCGAATACAGATGTGTGTCGTATGAAACCCACATGGCGACATACGACCAGTATTCCGGTTGGACGTATGCAAACAATAACCCAAGCAATTACACGGTGACTACATTAAGACACCTATCCAATTTTTGTGAGTATTTAGGTGTCACTTATCCGGGTAAACAAAAGTTTTTAGCGTTTGCTCGAGGGGAGATAAAGCTATGATTTTGAAGAACACTGAGTGGCGTCAAATCACCAAGGATACTGTAGTCTTGCTACTAGAAAAAGAAGATGACTTTTTTGAAGTTCACGCGATGGTACGAGAAGACACCGAAGATGATGTACAAATCCTAGACCTATTTTCACAGACGTATGAAAGTGAGAAAGATGCACGCCGTATGTATGATAAATGCGTCGAGGCTTTTGACGTAATTTACGACATTGTAGGTAACGAAATTCCGGAGCTATAGCCATGGAGCTTAGAGATAGAATCAGATTAGCGCAAGAGAATGGGCTCAAATACATCATACTCGATGACGATTACCGCGACATTGTTCGTGAAAACTGCCCAACACAAAGAGTCTACCGCATTATGGCGGTAAAAGACTTTGTCGCCGACAACAAAAATGTCACCGAGGGGCGACTTGGCGGGTATATCGCGTCCGATGAAAACCTTTCTCACGAAGGCTCATGTTGGGTTTGGGGCAACTCCATCGTGATGGACGATGCTACCGTCGATAAAGACGCCCAAGTAGTGGGGGAAACAACCCGAATATATGATTTTACGTATATCTCTGATGAAGCGAAAGTCGTCAACTCGGTGATATATGGTGGGACGTACATCTTAGGCAGCGCACGAGTGAAAGATTCCTCGATATACGCGTCTAGCCTCATTACAAACACTGCGTCTGTAGTGTCGACAACCATCAATAAAATGGCCCGCATTCAAGCCAGCACCTGTTTACGTAACTCAGTAATCGGCACCACAAAAAGTTCCGGCAGCGAAACAATCAGAATCATGGCGGGCGACTTTGTCAGTGCACAGATTGACTCCCAGAATGATTTTATTGTGATCGAGAACGTCGGTATGGAAAAGGGGCACCTAACCATTTACAAAGCAAAAAAAGGTGTGTTAGCGACCAGAGGCTGTTTCTTAGGCTCGTTGTCGCAATTCCTGAAAGCGGTCGAAGAACGCTTCGCTAGAGTCAAAAAATCTGACCCGGAATACAAAAAACACGCCCGAGTTCGTGCCGAATATCATCAGATGGCGGCGCTTGCCGCGCGTCGGATTACCGGACGTAAAATTATGAGTAAATACTATAAGGCTGACCTATGATTAAGTTTCTTTTTTCACTGTTCCGTACAGTGAAAACAGTCCGTATCGGCATCCCTTATCGTGAGGTTGAAGTAGGTAACACACACTACGGAGAGTACCTACAACGAGCAACTGCTGACCTACGTAAACGTTACCCACAGATTCTCTACCTCATAGAAACAAGACAAGGCTCGGAGTGGGTAATTCGATTCTCATTTATCTCAACAAAACACGATGCAGAACTGATGGCGAGTGTCGTTAATCTGTTCAATGATTTCCTAGGAGTTTCATACACAGTATTTAAGGATTAATTATGCAAACCAAATTCAGAGCACCGATAGGCTGCCCGGTAACGGTAGAAGTTGTTAAAGAGCGTAGAGATTTTTTCCGTGTCCGTGCGACAGTAGCACCATTAGCAAGTAACACGGTTGTACAACCGACATCGTACGTCATATTTGAATTAACAGCCAACACAGAGCAGTTAGCCGACGAGCTTTATAAAGAAGCGTTACTAAAAGTTCGTGAGCTGTATTTATGGCTAAAAGACATGGAGGGCTGCGGTTAATGTTTCTACTCATTGCACGACTTTTACAACGTGAGCCGGTGTCACCTTATAAGGAGCTAATCGAAACTCTCGAGCAGCACCCCGAGCAGTGGTCACAAACCAATTATATGGTACAACACAAGAATTCAGGTATGAGTTTATGGATAGGAAACGGGTTTAGTTACTTCACGTTTTACCCTAACGATTTACCGATACCAATTACCCAAAAATACCGTCTATGGAAGGCGGTCAGAGAGCTCCCGGCAAGAAAAATAACATGTCAACGTATTGGAGATAACCATAATGAATGAGACCAAAGAAATTATCGCTTACAAAGGTTTTAACAAAGATTGGACTTGCCGCGGGTATAAGTACGAGGTGGGTAAAACGTATAAGCATAAAGGCAATGTTAAGGCTTGTGAGAGCGGATTTCACGCCTGCGAGTATCCGCTAGATGTGCTTGGCTATTACAGTCCGGTAGAGAGTAAATTTGCTGTGGTCAAAATGAGTGGCGAAACATCGAAAGATGGTGATGATACAAAAATTGCATCCGCAAAAATCACTGTAGAAGCAGAAATTAATATCCCTGAAATGGTAAAAAAGGCGGTTGACTGGATAAAAGGTAAAGTTGATTGGAGCAACGCAAAAGAGACAAATACGGGTGATCGTTCCGCTGCGACAAATACAGGTAATTA